GCCATATTTACCGTCGCTAATCTCTTCAACTTGCACCTCAGCAGAACATACTTCTCAGATGTCCGAGGCGCCTTTGATACCACCAAGAGGGCAATCTTAAACCTATTAGAAGATATTAATTCGACAGATGCCTTCCCGACGCCACGACGACCATCGGCGGTCCCGGCCCTTCAAGCAGCCCAGGCGACCGGTGGTAAGAGCAACATGGATTCGCTCATGCGCGAGATAATGCTGAAAGTCCTTAAAGAGACACCTATCGCTATTCTCAAGGGCCTCGTGGAACTGATTGACCCTCATATCGCGTTGTCTAAACTTATAAAAGATATAACAGGCCAGGCCTTCAACACTGCTGCCACTGCTATTGATACCGCCGTTGGAAGTGCGGTGCTGCCGGTACCTCCTCCTGGAATGGAAGAAGGAACTACTCTAGAGGATCTTGGAGTCACCGGCAACAGCGTACTTGGACTTGCGTTCTGCGGTTTAAATGTTCTAAACCAGCAAGCCTCTCAGGGTGTCCCGGGTCTGCCTGCCCCGTTTCCCGAAGATGGCCCCCTCATTGGGCCACTGATGACGATGGAAGGCATAGACTTTAAGGGAACCGTCGCGGGAATGTTTATGTTACCCCCTTCTCCTTTCGGCATTTTATATCTTCTTTTGTCTCTATTAGAGAATCTAGACATCCCCGTGGACGAAGATGCACCGCCCGAATTAAATATGTTAGATGGCCCGGACTCAAATTCATGTTAAAAAGATATAAAGGGGATAATTATAGAGAGGATTTTATATGTCGTCGGGATTAGGAGCTAAGCTCCCTTTAACAATTGATAGTGTATTCGGGCCTTATAATCTTTTAACGGATTATAATTCACTTGCTCAGCAAAACTTAAAAATGCTGATTTTAACAAACCCTGGTGAGCGGATGATGGATACAAGTTTCGGTGTGGGACTATTGGGATATCTGTTTGAAAATAACGGGCCAGCAACTTATGCTGAAATACAAGGGCGCATTATTTCTCAGTGCGCGCTATATCTTCCCTATATCAAAATAGAGCGCGTTGAGTTTTCAACCCCGGAAGGGTTACCGGATTTTTATCCCCATCAAATTGTAGTGAGAGTATACTTTCAGGTTGTTCCAATGCAATTATCCTCAGTATTAGAAATTGAGGTTAATAATAACGCTAACTAATTATTACTGGACTTAAACAACTATGGCAAAAAAACTTACACAGATAGATTACACCAGCCGCGACTTCGATTCAATTCGAAGTGATTTAGAGAACTTCGCCAAAAGGTATTATCCTGATACCTATAAGGATTTCAACAAGGCGTCATTTGGTTCGCTCATGTTGGATACAGTAGCTTATGTGGGAGATATTTTATCCTATTACCTAGATTACCAAACTAATGAAAGCTTTTTAGACTCCGCTCTTGAATACAACAATGTGGTTCGCTTATCCCGACAGCTCGGATACAAACAGCGAACCTCCCCTGCATCGTATGGGGTTCTTACTTTTTATATTGAAGTACCAGCGGCCCTCACTGGACTGGGCGCCGACCCTGATTTGGTTCCTGTGCTGCAGGCCGGCTCAACTTTCTCTTCAATCGGTGGAGGGTTTTACACTCTTTTAGATGATGTTAACTTCGCGGAAGAAAATAATCAAATCGTTGTGGGCTCGGTTAACTCGGTGAGCGGCGCGCCCACCACCTATGTAATTAGAGCCACCGGCCGCGCGGTTTCTGGCCGCAACGCTCGCGAACAAGTGGATGTGGGTGATTTTGAGAGGTTCTTTAAGTTCCAGTTGGGAACAGCCAACATAAGCAATGTTATACGTGTGGTGGACACAGAAGGTAATCAGTATGCTGAAGTAGACCACCTATCGCAGAATATTATGTATAGAGCTGTCCGGAACACCTCGGCTTCTAGGACAACTGTTCCTAATTTGTTGCGAGCCATCCCTGTCCCGCGTCGATATATGGTAGAAACGGTGGACGGTAACACATTCCTACAATTCGGCTACGGATCTACCTCAAATGATCTTACTAATCCGGTGCTCGATCCGACAGAGGTAGTTTTAGACCTAAACGGCCGGGACTATACCACGGACATTGATTTCGATCCTACTAAATTAATCAGCACCGACAAGTTCGGGATTGCCCCCAGTAATACACGATTAACAGTAGATTATCGATTTAATACGACGTCTGATGTAAATGCTGCTATACATTCTATTACCGGCATTGTTTCTACTAATTTTAAGTTTCAATCTCAAGGTTCGGTTTCCCGAGTGTCACGGACAAATATCCAGGCTTCTCTGGAGGTAACCAATGAAGAGCCTTTTGTAGGAAGCATTAAGTTGCCCTCTTCGGAAGAAGTCCGGCAGAGGGCCTTCAGTCATTTCGCCACTCAAAATAGGGCCGTCACAGCACAAGATTATCAAGCAATTATCTATGGGATGCCAGCCAAATATGGAAGCATTAAACGCTGTTTGGTAGCGAAAGATGTGGCAGAGTTTAAGAGGAACATAAACGTTTATGTTATGTCTGAAACCAATTCTGGCAAACTAACCAAGGCAAACGCAACACTTAAAAATAATCTTAAAAATTGGTTACTCAATTATAAAATGATCAACGACACCATTGATATTATCGATGCAACGATAGTAAATTTCGGCATCGAGTACGAAGTCCTCCTAGACCTCTCGGCGAATAAATATAATGTTATTAACCTTGCCAATAATGCAATTACACAACTTTATTCAAGAAAGCTGGATATAGGGGAAAGTATTTCTATTACCGATATCTATAAGGCACTTAACCAAGTCGATGGTGTGGTGGACGTAACAGCTATTGAGATAGGCCTAAAGAATGGGGGCATATATTCGGAGTCTAGCTATGACATGGAAACTGCCCTCAGCGCTGACGGCCGTCGAATCTTAGGAGAGAAAAATATAATTTTTGAACTTAAGTATCCTAACATTGATATTAAGGGAAGCGTTAAGTAATGTCAATTAAAAGGTACACAGCCAGCGCCGACACCACCATTACCAATGCTTTTGAAGCCGGCATGACAGCTCGCGGCACTGGATCCAATATGGGATACGCCGATTCATTGGAAGTGTTCTCCATTTATGGCCAGTTATCCGCTAGCGTCGCGGCAGCGAATGGTTCGACCACGATGGCCCCGGGCCAGAGTCAAGAACTCTCTCGCATTTTAATAAATTTTCCTATCGCCAGCATTAATAGCGATCGCACTGCGGGCCGCATTCCAGCTCTGGGTAGTGTAAGTTTTTATATGCGCATGTATAATGCGCAAACTCCCTTCACGTTGCCACAAGATTTTAACCTAGTAGTGGCCCCCGTTTCTCGTTCTTGGGTCGAAGGCGCAGGCCTGGATATGGATAACTATAAGGACTTGGGAAACGCTAACTGGATGAATGCTTCCACGGCAGGCTGGACAACAGTTGGAGGCGACTACTTTACTGGGTCAAATTATAACGTCTCTTTCGCCCAGGGGTACGAAGATATCGAGCTAGATATCACAGACCTTGTAGAAAACTGGATCGCCGACCTGAGCACTTCCGACGGACCCGGAGTTTATAATGACTATGGGGTGGGGATAAGATTTACATCGAGTCAAGAAGCTTTTTATTCGTGCTCCAACGACACGGAAGCTTTAAATGTATTCACCGGAAGTGTTCTAAACAACACTGGGGGCGCTACTCAATCCTATTACACTAAGAAATTCTTTGCGCGCTCTACCGAATACTTCTTTAAGCGCCCGGTCATCGAAGCGCGGTGGGATTCTCGCATCGAGGACGATCGCGAGAACTTTATGTATTCTAGCTCTTTTGCTCCCCTGCTTGACAACTTGAATACTCTTTATTTTTACAATTATGTGCGGGGCAAACTAACGGATCTCCCCGGAGTTGGAACAGGTGTTCTTAATGTATCTCTATATTCCAGCTCAGCCGGGATACCTGCCGGGGGCGCTATATTACTTCCAGCAGGAGGGAACGTCGCGACTGCATTGGACACCAACGCCACAGGCGGCTGGGTAAGCACGGGCATTTATTCGTGCTCGGTTTCGATAACGGCTGCAGCAACCAGGGTCCTCGGAATGCATGATGTGTGGCACTCCGAATCTGTACAGTATCACACTGGTTCGTTCTATCCTGAGTTGGCTCCGACTTATGCCGCGGCCCCAACTTTTAACCGGATTACTTCGTGTACCAATCTTAAGAAATCTTATTCAAAAAGGGATAAGGCGCGCTTCAGGTTCTTCGTTCGCTCTAAGGACTGGAGCCCCACTCTTTACACTGTTTCCACGGCTAACAATCCCACGGATTGTATTACTAGCGCTTCGTATGCAATCCATAGGGTGGTGGATAATCTTCCTGCCGTCGCTTATGGGACCGGCTCTTCGTACAGCACGTATTTATCCTTTGATAAAGACGGAAACTATTTTGATCTAGACATGGGCCTCCTGGAGCCCGATTATATGTATGAGATAAAGTTATCTTACTATAATGATAGCATAGGAGACTGGCAGGAACAGCCGCAGACGTTTAAGTTCAGAGTTGAAGAATAGGTGAATTATGAGTTTCAAGACTTTATTTGATAAAGCATCTGGTATTAAATCTCTAGCCAATAAATCAGCAGAAGAAATTGGCAATGAAATTGAATCGGTAGGCTATCACACTGCGGATATCCTCGAAGAGCAGAGGTTTATTCCCCAGGTAGACTTCACCAAGCCAGAGTCTTTCGCTCGTTTCGGATCTGCCGAAGAGTATTATGTGGAGTCGGTTGATCGGATTACGGAACAGTTTCCATATGATGGGTCACTCAAAGAACGACTAGACTGGGAGAATGACTCCACCTATATTGATCTCCACATCTACAATAATCTATATCCGCGTACGACAGGATATATCACCATGTCGATTGACCCAGCAGTCAGTAATCGTGTAGATGGATATGGTGTCCCCGATGTTGCGGAGTATATTTCTTTAAAGGGAGGACCTCACACTAATCAAGATAGTGGAATGAATCCTTATTCTACCAACTTTACTGGTTCAAATTATCTGGAGAGCAGTAAAAATAGGGAATCTAATCTTAAATATGATTTGAGCGGTAGCGGCGTATCATTAGAATTCTGGCTCAAAAAAGACAATTTTGACACCAACACAACACACAAAGAGGTTATTTTCGATTTATGGAATGGTCAGAACTCATCCTTAGCAGATTACGGTCGCCTACGCCTTGAGCTAACGGCCTCCGGCGAACTCGATGGAACGCCGGGTGCAGGCGGCCGGAATGCATTCCTCCTCACGGTCCTATCAGGCACCACCGGATTTGTAAGCTCGTCGATCACATCCCAAACTCTAACAACTTCGTCAATAGCGGATGGTAATTGGCACCACTATGCTGTGAGTCTGCTGTCAGGAGCTGCGGGCATAACTGGCAGTTTTTACGTGGATGGAGAACTAGAAAACCAATTTGTCTCTGGCACACTTCGTGTTGATATCGACGGCCCCGGCGGCGACGTTGGTGCCATTAATGAAGTAACTGGCGCCTTGTCTGCATATATCGGCGCCCTCCGAACCTCGATTTCCGGCAACGATTCTACTGCTGCCGGCTATGGTAAACTAGCCGCATCCTTAGATGAGTTTAGATATTGGAAAACGCAGCGCAGTTCTAAAGACATAGGAAGGTTCTGGTTTACTCAAGTTGGAGGTGGTACAAACACCGATACACCACCGTTTTCCGATGATAGTAATAAAGAAATGGTTAACACTCATCTGGGAGTTTACTATAAGTTTAATGAGGGGATCACTGGCTATTCATCAACTGACTCTGTAGTTCTGGACTTCTCTGGCCGGGTTACCAATGGAGCATGGACCGGATACACATCACAATCCCGAAACACAGGTTCGGCCATTATTTCATCAAGCGCCGCGGCGAAAGAATTTGAAGATCCAATTATTTATAGTTTTCATCCGCTAGTCACCACTCTCCGCGACAATTTAGAATTGTCTGGATCATCTTACGATGTAATCAATAACTCTTCTCTCTATAACAGCATTCCCGCCTGGATTACTGAAGCGGACATGGAAGGGCAAAAGCAGCTTCGGTATTTAACACAAATTATGGGAAGCTACTTTGACACCCTTCAGCTTCAAATGGAAACCCTCAACAAGTTTAGAGATGTCTCCTATGTAAGCTCCAGCGAAAAGCCGCTCCCATTCGCAGAAAAAATGTTAAACTCTGCCGGCTTCGTTTCCCCCGAAATCTTTCTTGATGCGGATATCTTAGAAGTTCTGGGTGATCGTAGTGAGGACATAGTTTACGAAAAAAGCCTGAATGACATAAAAAATATTGTTTATAAAAATATCTACAACAACTTAACCTATATTTTTAAGTCTAAGGGCACCGAGAAGGCCTTCCGCAATCTCATAAGATGCTTTGGTATCGACGATGAGTTAGTAAAGCTAAATCTCTACGCCACAGATACTGTTTATCGATACCGTGAAAACCGTCGCAATGTGGTTGTTGCCGACAAAACAGTTAATTTTAATAGGAAACAAAATATGGGCGGGGTTGTTTACAATGCCTCCTCGTCCACCAATGTAGACGGGTTCTCCTATATACCAGCGAACACTTTCTTAACCGGAGGGTATGCCACCACTCTTGAAACTGAGGTCTTTTTCCCCCTCAAAGCCGACACTTCAGAGGACACGTATGTCAATACCAATGTTATTAGCTCCTCTCTTTTTGGTCTTCATCGAACAGCCGAGCTAGCCAACGACCCAGCCTGGGACCCCGCGGGAGACAATGCCAATTTCCAGGTATATGCCGTACGAGACGAGCTAGAATCAGCCAATGCTCACTTTCTTTTAACTGGTGTTGGTGCCACATTAATCCCCCCACTCACATCGTCTCTTTATGAAGATCTTTATGACAATAACTCTTGGCAGTTGGCAGTCTCTATTAAGCCGTTGGAATATCCCCTTGTTCCCTATATTTCTTCTTCTAGCGATTCGCCGACTACTCGTGATGATTACCTGGTGGTTTTCCGCGGCGTACAAACAGACTCTGGGGAGATAATTAACTCTTTTACTGCCACCGGCTCCATCGCCGCTCCCCCCGCCTCATTCGTGACATCCAGCCGCCGAACTTATGTTGGCGCGCATCGCACTAATTTTACTGGAGCCGTTCTGTCACTATCCGATGTTCGAATCAACAGTAGTCGATACTGGCTCAATTATCTGGACGACGCTGCCCTCACCGCTCACGCATATGATACCGAAAATCATGGGGCACTGTATCCTCACAAGTATGCCTACCCCTTTGATCCCACCGCCTCGTTTGGCGAGATACTAAATTTTGATACACTAATGTTCAATTGGGAGTTCAGCCAGAACACCGGTTCAGACGCTTACGGAATATTTCAAGTAGCCGACGAATCCTCGGGCTCGTCGCAATTTATGTCCGCCTCATCATATACCAGCGGTGCATTCGGCCTCCCCGGCAAACTTCTTAATAAGAAATACACAGCGCAGGGTTATGGTTTTGAGGCATCGAACACGGGATCGATAAGAAAAGAACACGTGATCTCTGCTAAATTAAATCCTCTAGAGGTTATCAACTCAGTCGATCAAGTTAAGGTTTTGTCTGTTCAGGAGCACCAGGAATTCTACCT